GTAAAAGTCGGTAGGCTCTAAAATGTCATCATCTTCTAAGAGCTGTATCGTAACCATTTCTCATATCCTTTTAATAGGTGGCGGAGGCAGGTCGCTACTCCTGCTATGTGACTCGGGCTTAATATGTAGGCCGCCTTCTGCCCATCGTGACCAAATAATATCGTGTATCTGCTCCCCATTCTTATTGACAATAGTATACCCGTCTGCCTCGGCTCTCCGTTGCTGATAATGTGCTCTACGTTTCATCATTTAATCCGCTTCAGTGATTTGCGCCATTTGTTTTTATTTAGAGTTTTACCGATGATTTCATTCTGTGCCTTACTCCACCAGGCATCAATATGTTCTTTTCCAAATAATACCGTGAGATATGGCTTTTCCTTGTATACCCACCAGGTCCCACTTTTATCTTGAGCTATCCAATTAGCCCACTCGGGGACTTGTACTTTGAGTCCTACTTGTCGTTTCATTATTTCTCTCCCATGATACTTGGTTTAAAAGTAAGTACCGGTTTACATATAATGCCTTGCGGTGCTCCAGTCTCACATGCCATGCAACCTACGACATAGCCGCTAATTGTCAGTGCGCCGACTAGCGATAACAGAAAGGTTGCAAGGTATACAGCTATAATCACTGCTGTTAATCGCTCGCCCCATGGCAGGTCATTTACTTGCCGTAGTGCTTTCTTGTTGGCAAGGCACTGGCATGAAGGTTTACTACAGACCCCTGCTGTGACCTCGCCATGCTCGCCACAAATATCGCATTTTGGTAATTGGTTAACTGTTCCTGTCATTTCTGTATCTCCTTAAATTATTAACAAATAAAGGTTCTTAACGGGAACCACTCGGTATGATCAGGTGCGCTTTTTTGATCTACAATCAATGATTGCAGCAAAAAAAGGAGGTGCGCCGAAGCCCTCATACTGCTGGTGTTATTCAATGCACGGATACCGCCAGCCGACCCGCCCATGATCCACGTCCCTTAAAGGAACCCCCGCCATAGAAAGGGATTTATACCAAAATATCTAGTTCAATAGTTCCCTGAATCTCGTTCAACAAATCCCACAATTGATCTGCATTCATTTCGTTTGTACGACTCTCTGCAAGCCTATGGACTTCCAGTATGATCTCCCTGTCTGTCATTTTCTTATCCTCCATCACTTAACTCCTTTTTGCTTGCTTGATGTAATACATTATACAGGTATTTATTTCAGAGTCAACACATTAAACAACTTTCTTTGCTCCATAACAACTTTTCTTGATATAATACAGCTATGGACAAGCGACAAGCAATATTTTTGAGTGGCGGAACTCAAAAACACTTAGCTGAAGTTATTGGGGTGACTCAACAAGCGGCTTCAAAGATACCAGCAGACCTCCCTCGCAAGTGGCAGGACAGGATAGTAGGCGCACTACTTAGAAACAGACTTATCTCTCCAGAGACAGCTATTTCTCTCTTGTAAGGCGCTTCATTTCGGACCAAGCAAGCATTCCAGCGTCCCGATTATGCTCATTTGAGCGCCCTACCCAACCAGTAATCTTGTTGAAGTTCTTTGCTGGAACCTTTCCCCTTGGATGAACTCTAATAACCTCAAAACCCAGCCTTTCTATACCGTCTGCCAGTAGCTTCGCCTCTCGGATAACTCCACCCACGTCAATAGCGGCACCGTTACCATGCCAGTTGGTCTTGGTGGTCGGGACTTCTATTACGACTAGGGTTTCTCGTCTATCAAAATTATCCAGATAGTTATAAGCACTCCAGAAGTCTAGTGTCTGTAGGACTTCAAGTTTATTGGTTGTTACGTTTAATTTAGCCACACCCGTACTTGATCCTGGATCAATCCCAACTATGTGGTTGTATTTCAAAACTCAACTCCTTTAATCTCTGGATATTTACCAGACTTATCGACATGGATACCCTTCGCTGACTTCAGTACGTCTACTCTATTCAACGCCTCAATTACTGTGTCTGGAACGACTGTATCTGTTCTTGCATACCACCATGCGACTGCCTTTGTTCGTGGAAATCCATGATGCTCAAAACAGACCCACTCCGAGCAGATCTCCAGTAACCCCATCCAGTAAGTCACCCTCATACTATATTGCCCTCCCTTCTTTGTGTGTTTACTGTAAGTGGTCCTATCAACCTTATACAATGTCGCCCTACCTGTTTCATGGATGGATAGTGCGGCTGCTGTACTGGCTGTAGCTTCGTGCTTTGGCTTCTCAATGATCTCAAACTCATATCCACAATCAGCGCAAATCCTGACGTTTGCATGACATATAGCTCCACACCCCAAACAATATTTTTGTGGTGCTTCTCCACCAGACCCTCGTTTCTTTGACTTCCCCTTGATCTGGTCAATGGGACCGTGACGGTTTAGGTTTCCACTAAAGTCTAATAGAAGACAATCCTTCTTCCCTGTCTCTGGAGATAATCGTGTCCCTCTTCCAGCCATTTGAACCAATAACCCTGGACTTTGTGTTGGCCTAAGAAAAGCAATTAAATCTACCGTTGGAGCATTAAATCCTGTTGTCAGTACATCCACACCTACAAGGCATTTGATCTCAAGGCTCTTGAACCTCTTGATCGCTTTAGCCCGTTCAACCTTGGCAGTCTTTCCAGTTATACATACAGTATCGACACCCTGATCAATAAGCTCCTGCTGAACATGGTTAGCATGATCAACGCCAGAGCAAAATACGATCCACGATACTCTATCTTGACCAAACTCAATAATCTCAGCAACCGCTTTCCGCGTAATCTCATCTTTATCAAATTTCTCATTCACCTCTTTACTGATGAATTCACCCGCTCTCGTGTGAAGCCCTTGAGTATCCACGCGGTTGATGACGGGCTTACTGATCAATGGGGAAAGGTAGTTATGCTCAAAGAACCACAGCATATTCTTATCATAAATCACCTCATCAAACAATGCTTCATCCCCATCAGTCAGCAATCCTCCCTTTAGCCTAAAGTCAGTAGCAGTTAAACCCCAGATCTTTACATTAGGGTTTATTTGCTGCATCTCTTTCAAAAACTTGCGATAAATCCCAGTCTCTGTAGAGCTAATAAGGTGCGCTTCATCAATGCAGATTAGGTCGAAACTCCCAAGGTGCATAGCTTTCTTATGCACAGTTTGAATTGAGGCAAAGATCACCCGTTCATAGCAGTCACGGCGATTTAATCCAGCAGCATTAATCCCTACCTTCCCGCCCCAGATCTCCTCTAGTGTTTCAGCGTTTTGCCCCACTAGATCTACGGTATGAACAAGACATAAAACCCTCTTGTCTGTTGTTCTCTCCAGTACATCCTTAAACACAGACGCAATAACGAATGCTTTGCCTGTACCTGTTGGAAGAACAGTAAGAGCTACGGTATCTTTTGATCTGAAATGAGAATATAAAGACTGTACCGCCTCCTCTTGGTAGTCACGAAGTTTCAATGCACAACCTTACCCGCAGACAGGACTTTTCGTAAATCATCCATGGTCTCCATCTTGTACTCCACGCCATCAACTTTGGCAACAAAACCCTTCTCTCCACAATCATTGTCGTAAACCCACCACTCCAGCCACTCTTCATCATCGTTAATTAGTCTACCCAGCGCCTTCAGAAGTAGAAGAGAGCAGACGTGGGCGCTTTCTAATATCGGAGATTCAGGTGCTACCATTATTGTGGATGCTGCTTTAAACGATACCTCTTGTGACAGATTAAGATCACTTATTGCCTGTTCTACAAACTTCCATGTGTCATCACTTATCATTAAAAACTCTCCTCTCTGGGTTAGTCTTGTTTAGAGTCTCAGAACTAACAATAGTCCCTCCAAATACATCCCTTAATTCATTCAATGTTTCGTCCTTTATGACTTCTGGGTTCAGGTGCCACATTTCACTACTCTTGTAGCCTCCATCACCATTAATTGCCTCTGTTCCATCTGGCAGCAAGTACACCACACTGTTACCATTCGTATCATCGACCTCATACGGTAGTAGTGACGGGATGTATAGATGGCTGGGACACTTACTACTGACCCTCTGCTTCTCTGTAGAGACGTGAGCATTGTACTTCTCGCACCTCCATAACCCTCTATTCTCTGAATCAATCTCAGGAGTTGAGTGTAGGCACGTTCTACAGTTCACAGCTACTGATTCATTGTTCCAGCAGACCCCTCTAAAATCACACATATTACACAGGTAAAATGTCTTCTTGCCTGACACTCTCTCCAGTGGGTTCTGTGAAGTGATGATCTTGGTTGCTTTGTGTATCAACTTATCAAACAGCTCTTGATCATACTCTACGACCTCCTGATACAGTTCGTCGGTGTCTTTGTTCTTCACAAGGTAGTATGCGTAGGAGAGATTCGCCCAGCCCATGTATAGGGTCATCTGGCAGTAGTGCTTATATTGACTCTTCTCGACTCCATCCTTCTTTAGACTTTGGAAGTATTTACCCGCCATTGTCTTAAATTCAAGGATTGCCACTTTTTTAAGCACTTCCTCAAGACCCTGACCTTTTCCATCACAAGATCCTCCAAAGTGACCACCAATTACACTCCATGAAAACTGTGTTTTTGTTCCTGGAACAAATTGAGAGACATTGACCCCGACTTTCTTCAGAGCATCTATCAGTCTATCTTCTTCCAGATGTCCGGTCTGAAACAGCCGTAACAGCCTTCCATCGAACTTTCTCTCACTAGCCCATCTGAATGTATACCAAAGTTTTCGGGAACACTGATCACCGATTATAGAGGCTCCCAGATGGGGTCTATTGGTGGAATCCGCATGATCCTCTGCGTACTTGTAGATCTTCTCTACTGTATCCATGGTTGCTCCTGATTTCCAAGGTTAAAAAACCACCCCCCATCTAGTAGGAGGTGGTTGTTGTTGTACGATTGAACTCTAAAATGGAATGTCGTCGTCTTCCTTAGAGGCAGGAGCAGAGGCAGTAGCAGGAGTAGCTTTACTGTCGATCTTAGATCCATCAACCATTAGCCATTCTTTCACCTTGTTCTTATCAGGGTACGATCCACCGTCTTCAATTGACAGTTTCACAGCAAACGGAATGTCGTGTAGTTCTGTTGTGTTACTGACTTGCATCTTGCCTGTAACGTGGCAGATACTAGAGAGAGTCTGTTTTGAGATACGTTCTGCAACAGGACTGCTAGAGTGTTGCATATTCAGGAATTCAGTGAAAATGTGTCCCTGAAACGGACCCTCAACGATCTGCATCTTCAGGAGAATTCCGCTTCCTTTTGCGGTCGGTTTACCCTCACTATCCGTTATGATTGCCTTGTAAATTCCTGCTGGAGCAGCAGATGAATTAGGTGCTACGGTTGTAGCGTCAAAATTACCGATATCGGCCATGATTTTATTTCCTTTGTAGTTGTAGGGGATGGTTAAAAATTAAATTAAAAATAACATTTTATCGCCCTTGCGTATATTTTCTGAGGCTTCCAAACTGGATACTTAACTCTTCAAAGACTCAATAAACGGTACGAACGGATTTTTACCAATCTCGAACGGTAGATCTTCCGTGATTCCGTACCTGTTTTTACTGATATGAGACGGAACGGAGTGGCACGTAATAATGCGGCTACCATCAGTTACCGCCTTCTTCTTCTTCTGGTCGCCGTCTCCTTTGAGGTACATTTTCTGTTTAATGTATCCAATAAGGGACACGTTATCAGAATAGTGAGCAACAGATTTCTTGTGCATACGGATAGAAAATCTGGAGTACGGATCGGCATCTGGCAGATCAACACTCTCGATGTCTGCGTGCGCCAAAAACACAATATGCATTCCTTTCTTCTCGCTTAAAGCGCCACACCACTCACGGATCTGTCTATGCTTATCTGAGAGTAGGTTCCATCCAGCGCCATAACCTCCACCGACTGTATTGATGGACTCCGCTCGGCTATCAGCTTCAACCAGTTCTTTCTCAAACATATAGTTCAGCATGGTTACAGAATCGATCACCAGTGTTTTACGATCATGCTCTTCAGTAGCCAGTAATCTGATAGCATCTAGCACATCAGATGATCGTGATGCTAATGGGAACTCCTGCACGTCATCAAAGTTCACAATGGATTCCGTCCCATCCTCTGCTTTAATAAAAATAGGGGATGGAAAACTTGCCGCCAAGGAAGTCTTGCCCCCGCCACCATCTGCCACAAATGTCGCTATCACGGGCTTACCTTGTGTAGGCTTACCTATCGAATCTAAACTAATTGCCATTTTCTTTCTCCTTTTTTAGCTCAAAATACTCTTTCACCATCATCCCAACAATTTCACCATTCTTCAC